TATGGCTGGTGAACCAGCAGTAGATAGACAATCAGCAGTAGACAGAAATGTTGAGCATCTTGAGCTAATGAAAGCTAAGACAGATTGGGGTAGTGAGTCAATGACAGCTACTACTAATGCAATAACTGCTGGTAAGGGTTACACTGCATCTTAAACAAGGTAGGAAATTGGAGTAAAACATGAGTAAAGCCGCAGATTTAGCCCGAACAGCCAGTGCCTCCGAAACGGCTTTAAGCAATCGTAATGTTGTAATTAATGGTGACTATACAATATCTCAAAGGGGAACCTCGTTTTCATCTCAAACAGGGGTAGCTTACCACTTAGACAGATGGGAAATGTATGGTTACAATATGGGTGATGGTGTATATAGAGTAGACCAAAGTACGGATGCACCAGCAGGTTTTTCAAATAGTAATAAAGTAAGTTGTACGACTGCGGATGCTTCACAAGATGCTAACAATCAAATGTTTTTTCAACAGATGATAGAGGGTTTAAATTCTTCACATATTAATTACTTTGTAAGTTCCCCTGATACAGTTACGTTATCATTTTGGGTCAAGTCAAACAGAACAGGCAGTTATTCCCTTGGATTAAAATTAAGTAATAATGGATCAGTTCAAAACAACACCGCAACAAGAATTTATAACTCAACTTATTCTGTGTCTGTTGCAAACACTTGGGAAAAGAAAACCATAACGATTGTAATGGACACAAGTAGTTCTACAAAAGTTGTGACCAATGGGTTTGCAATGGCACTAATATTTTGGTTAGGCGGTGGTACAAACAGAGATGAAAGTACAGCAAATTCTTGGATAAATAATGGTAATGCGGCTACTGCAAGTGATAACCTAGACATACTTGGAAGCACTTCTAATGATTGGTATATCACAGGCGTACAACTAGAAGTCGGCCCAGTAGCCACACCCTTTGAGCATCGTTCATATGGGCAAGAGTTGGCTTTGTGTCAGAGGTATTATTATAATTATATTAGTGGAAATCTTAAAAGTGTATTTGCAGCTACGGCTATATTAGCAAATTACATTTCAGGTGTTATAACTTTCCCAGTAACAATGAGGGCAGCTCCAAGTGCAGTTATTGCATCAGGTTCAGATTATTACCGAGAGTACAGTTCAGGAGCTTCTGGCTTTTCTGACTTTACTGGTGAACGGCTAGATGTAAACAGTGCAACCCTTTCAAAAAATGGAGGAGGCCCAAGTATAGCAGCAGGGGATTCAGCTATTGTGTACACAAATAATGCAAGTGCCTCTATAAGTTTTGATGCGGAGTTATAATATGATAATAAATTCAGCAAGATATATTAAAGATGTTGATAATAATAACACTGCTATTAATGCCACGATAGACGGAGTAGTACTGTCAGTCCCACTAGACCCAGACAACCGTCACTACCAAGCTATTCTTGAATGGGTGGCAGATGGCAATACAATCGAGGCGGCTGAGTAGATGCCCCAGGCGTATTATGTAACACCTGACTACTGGGTTGCTGGCTACGCAGATTACGATGCCACGAATATTGTTGCCACAATCCCAACCGCATTAACTTTTACGTCAAATGCAAATGCAGTTATAAATGCCGCTGCCACAATTCCCACATCTTTGGCAATGGCATCGACAGCACAACGAGATAGAGATGCATCAGCATCAATTGCCGCAGCGTTAACATTCACGGCAAGTGCGCAAGCTATTAGAGATATGTCGGCATCAATAGCATTAGCGTTAAGCATGGTAGCGGATGTCAATCGAGTACGAAAAGCGGAATCAGATATTAGCACGGAATTAACCTTTACGGCATCCGCCGGGGCCACTAGGGTTATGAATGTTACAATCGAAACAGCTTTAGATTTCACAGCTAATGCGCGTCTTTTTTGGGAGCCAGAAATACCGTCTACCGGCACTTGGGTAGATCAAAGTAGCACAACACAAATTTGGACAGATCAAACGCCAACAAATGGAGTGTGGACGGATCAATAATTAATTGATAGAATGTACAAAATTAAGGGATTTTAGTCATGGCAGACACAACCACCACGAATTACGGATTAGTGAAACCAGAAGTCGGAGCTTCAGCAAATAGCTGGGGAGCCAAGATAAATACTGACCTGGACACTCTGGACACCCAACTAAAAGCAGTATCCGATTATAAGCTCCCGGTAGGTGCTATTATATTATGGTCTGGAGCTGTAGCGGCAATCCCTACTGGATTTATACTTTGCAACGGATCTGGCGGTTCTCCAGATTTACGTAATACATTTGTTGTTGGTGCTGGATCAACATATGCACCAGCAGATAGCGGAGGTGCTACTACTGTAACATTGGCGGAAGCAAACTTACCATCTCACACGCACGCTGTTAACATTACATCGCAAGCGACGAGCCACACTCACACCGCCACAAGCAATACAACTGGCGCGCATGATCACACCTTTGTTGTTCATGGGTCTCCGGGGTCTGACACTAACTCTTTTGATGTTGATAATCAAAATAATGGTGGCTCTGATGCACCTGCCACTAAAACTGTATCATCGGCTGGCGACCACAGCCACACAATCACTGTTGCTGCTGAATCTGCACACCAACACGTTGTATCTGGAAACACAGCTGCAACGGGAAGTGGCACAGCAGTTGATAAATTACCACCGTATTACGCTTTATGTTATATTATGAAGACTTAAAAAATGGCTCTTATCCCTTTAAATGTCCCCCCAGGATCGTTTCGAAACGGAACCGAATACCAAACAGGTGGCCGCTGGAGGGATATGTCACTGGTCAGGTTTTACAATAGCGTTTTGCAAGCTGTTGGCGGATGGCGATTAAGAATAGCAACGCAATTAACGGGTAAAGCTAGAGCCATAAAAACTTGGAGAGCCAATGACAGCTCCGGATGGATAGCCATTGGAACTGAAACAAAGCTATACGCCATAAATGCCAACGGAACGCTGTATGATATAACGCCAACAGGTTTATCTGCCGGGAGAGCTGACACCGCAGGAGCTGTTGGGTGGGGTACAGAAGATTACGGAGAGCAGGAATACGGAACTCCTCGATCTGAAGGTAATTCAGCATTAACGCTCGAAGCTACCGTATGGAGCCTGGATAACTGGGGAGAATATTTAGTTGGAGTGTCGCCAGATGACGGTAAATTATATGAATGGCAGCTAAATGTCAGCACTTTACCAGCTCCTGTAATAGCAAACGCGCCCACAAACTGTAAAGCTTTAGTGGTTTCTGAGGAAAGATTTTTATTTGCAGTTGGTTCTAACGGAAACCCACGTAAAATTAGTTGGTGTGACCAAGAAAATAATACGCTGTGGTCGCCTGCTGGCACAAACCAAGCAGGCTCGCAGTTATTACAGACTGATGGAAAGCTGCTAACTGGAATACGTGTTTCAAATGGCACGTTATTTCTTACAGACACAGACGCGCATTTAGCTTTATATACTGGCCCTCCCTTTGTGTTTCGATTTGATAGAGTTGGTTCCGGGTGTGGTTTGGCAGCGGCTGGCGCAATTGCTCAAATAGACATTGGAGCTGTCTGGATGGGCCGCGACGGATTCTGGACATATAACGGATCTGTACAATCTTTAGAATGTCCAGTGGCAGAGTATATATACGGAGCAATTAACCGTGGCCAGATGGCAAAAATTAATGCTCACCACAATGCAGAGTTTGGAGAGGTGTGGTGGTTCTATCCATCAGATTCATCGAGTGAGAACGACAGATACGCAATGTGGAGTTACCGGTCAAACACCTGGGCGACTGGCAATTTAGCGAGAACCGCTGCAACTGATACAGGTGTGTTTACGTTACCTATAATGGTGTCTCCAACGTCATATGTGTACGAGCACGAGGTTGGCATAGATTACGATAGCGCAGAAGTATTTGCCGAAACTGGACCTATCGAGGTAGGTAACGGTGATAACTTAGCAGTAATAACCAGGTTGATACCAGATGAAAAAACATTAGGTGACGTTACAGTTAAATTTAAAAGTAGATTATATCCCACAGCTACTGAAACAACTCACGGTCCCTTCACTATGAGCAACCCCACCGCTGTTAGGTTTACAGGTCGCCAAGTAAAAATGCGAGTGATAGGTGGGGCAAGCGATTGGCAAGTTGGAACTATGCGAGTTGAGGCTTCACAAGGCAGTAAACGATGAGTGGTAGAGGATTTCCACAAGTTGGCCCAGATTTAGCGGTCTGGGCTAGGCAGCTTACAGCATTTCTCGGTAGGCATATTGGTTTAAAATTTAAAATTGCTGGAGAGACTTCAAATGAAAATGGTGTTTTACTTTGGGATGATGTCTATCAATACCCAATAATCAGTAGAAATGCGGAATGGCGGCAACTTGTTTTGGAGGGCGGCCACGCTAATTTATTTAAAACGTCAGACGTTACAGCGGCTGTAATTAATACAGCTTACAAAATAACTTACGACACACCTTCTGGTAATAGTAAAATTAGTTTAGGTAGCCCAACCACTCGCATTGTATTTGAGGAAGCTGGCGAATATATTGTGACATTTTCTGCACAACTTTTTTCGTCATCCGCCAGCACAGTTAACTTTACTTTTTGGCCAAGTATAAACGGAACTGCTATTGCAAATTCTGCTATTAAATCTGCTTTACATCAAAACAATGCTACTTTGGCAATTTCAAGGTCTCAAATATTTACTGTTACAGCGGCTCAATATTTAGAAATAAACTATTCTTTTGACAGCACTTCAGCTTCACTTAATCACTCTGCCGCGTCTGGTAGTATTCCAGCAATCCCGGCTACAACTTTAAATATATCTAGGATTCACGGATGAGTAATGTAATACATCTTATAACAGAACCCGTGTATAAGTTGTTTCCAGTGCCAAAAGCTTACTTGGATGACGTTATTGAGGTCGCAATGCCCTTACTCGATAGAGCTAGACAGAAAGTGTCACCGGAAACAGATTACAGCCAGATAGAAAATGATTTGAGGTCTGGCGATAACATGCTATGGATTGTGTGTGAAAAAGAAAGTGACGGCAATAATATCGTAGCGGCTCTTTCCACAACTATTGTTGAAAATAAAGTACGTAAAACTTTTAGAATTGATTACATGGGTGGATCTAAAATGGATCAGTGGATGTGGAAGGTGTTACAGAAGTTTGAATTTCTGGCAAAAGAAGCAGAATGTTCAGCTATTGTTGCCGATGCTCGAACCGGGTGGAATAAGTTTTGCAAAGTAACTGAATTTGTGCCAAAATACACGAGATATGAAATGGAGTTAAAATAATGGGAAAGTCAACCACAACTACAGAAAGTAAAATGCCAGAATGGCAAGAAAAATATATTAGAAATAATATATTGCCCAGGGCAGAAGAAATAGCAGATACTCCCTTTGCTGAATATACTGGAGATCGTGTTGCTGGCTTTACTGATTTAATGAATAAAGCAAAAGGCACGTTAGATGCTTCCGATTTTGGAAATGCTTCTATTAATGAAGCCAAGGGAGTGTTTTCTGATTTAGCTGCGATGACTCCAGAAGATTACGCCGCAATGACACGCAAGAACTACAACCCATATCAAACTGACGTAATCGATGCGTCGCTCGACGTAGCATCTCGCGGTCGAGCTAAAAATCAAATTGCAGATATGGCTAGAATATCTAAAGCTGGCGCGTTTGGCGGAGATCGCAGGGATGTATACCAAGCTGAAAGTGATGCCGTTTACGATTTAGGTACAAACCAGATGGTGGCCAATCTAATGAGGCAAGGTTACAGCGAAGCTCAAGCCAATACTATGGCACAATTGCAAGCTAAATCTGGAGCTGCTGGTAATTTAGTTGGTGCTACTAATGATGAAATTAAAAACATGCTTGCCGGGGTTGGTTCTCAAATGACTACTGGCGGATTAGAAATGGGCTTAAATCAGGCTGGGTTAGATGCTCAATATGCAGAATTTATGAGAGAGCAACAAGATCCACTAATGAAATTGCAAGCGTTATTGGCTGGAGCTTCTGGTGTGCCTGGGGGGTTAGGCACTACCACTGGAACAACACGAAAAGGAATTGGAGACACTCTCGGTGGAATTATGGGCGCGGCAGGATCGCTCGGCACTGGCTTTGGCGGCTACGGTTTTTTTAACAGAAACCCTGTAAAAGACTGATTAAGGATTTAAAAGATGGCAGTTAAAAATAAAACTAGGGCAGAGATCGATGCGGAAATTTTAGCAAATTTCATTAAAGTGAATAACGCTGCCAAAGCAAAAGCAAAAACGCAACGGGATAAAGACAATCTTTATTACGAAAATGCCAACAGAGATTTTGCCGCTAAAGACGCAAAATGGTGGCGAGACCACGAGGCAAAAGTTTTAGCTAATTCTGGCGATGATTGGAATGACGCGGCAGTGGCGGAAACTTTAAAAAATGAAGAGCTAATGATGGAAGCAGACAGAGCAAACATTGCAGCTAGATCAAGGTATGATGCCGGGGAAACTTCTAGTGCTATGGATGCAATAAATGCTAAAAATGCTTTACGAGCCGAGCAAGAATTTAACGCAAAAAGCAACAACCAGTCTGGCGTGTTAGGTTCAAGGAGTATGCAAGATATGTATGGAGCGTTAAGACAGCAAAACCAAAATCAATTAAACGCGGAAAGCAACAACGAGTCAGGCAAGTTAGGATTAATGAACATGCAGGACATGTATGGAGCGTTAAGACAGCAAAACCAAAATCAATTAAACGAGGAACAACTTAGACCACGTTTACGTCCAGTTGTTGAGGAATTACCGTCTGGCTTATTAAATACTACTGGCGAAACTGTACGTGATGGGTCGGCAGGAGAAGGTGGGTCCATATCAAACACTGTCAACGAAGCTGTTGTTAACGAGATTCCTCCTCCTCCAGCTTCAACACCAGTTCAAAAGCCTGGCATGTACGAGTCTCTTAGTAAAACTCAGAAACGTATGATGGCATTTGCTGGATTGCGTGACGCTGGTGCTGCACTCCAGGGTCGGGAGGGTAACGCTCTTAACAATCTGATGCGTGATTTTACCGATCGAGCAGATCAACGTAGAAAAGTTGAAGCTGAGAAAGCGTCTAGGGAAAGAAATAATCTTCTTTTTTCTACAATGAACACAAATCCTACTTTAAAAGCCGACGGAACATTATTTAGCGTACCGGAAGTTATGGCTAATTACGATAAAATAATGCAAAACATGATGAATGGAGCAATAACTAATCCAGCTTTGGCTCCAGTTATGATTCAACTTTCAGACAGAATTAAAGAACAAAAAGAAGAGTTGAAAACTGATACAATAGCATTGCAAACCAGTGGATCTCTTATTGATGCGATTGATGATATATTAGCAGTACCTAATGAAGAATTAGAAGTTATTTCTGGTGTAGGTGGTGGTTTTAAAGGTTTTCTGGCTGGTATAGGAGTTTTAGGGGCAGACGCAAATGCGTTACAACAAGCATTTGAACAAGTTAACGGTAAATTGTTTCTACAAGCTTTCCAAGGCTTAAAGGGCGGTGGACAGATAACAGAAAAAGAAGGCGATGCTGCAACAAAAGCTTTAGTAAAATTCAATTCCAGTTCATCCGCAAAACTTAAAAAACAAGCTTTAATGGAGTTACGCGATATATCTTTAACTTTATTGCAAAAAACAAATTTGGCTTACCGTGGTGAATTTATGCTACCAGAAAAAATTGAAGTTCCTGACTTATAAAAATAAAGGTAATTAAAATGGTCGAACAAGTAAAAAATATAGAAAATGCTAAAAAATGGCTAAACAATAATCCAGACCTTGTTGCCGACTTTGAGCAAAAGTATGGCGTAGGTTCGGCAAAAGAGGTAATGGACGGAACTTACGGCAATATTAAATATATGGACGACGGTGGAAAAATAGTAGAAAAAAATGGAGTTAAAACGTATTTATCTGGAGATGGTTACGCAACTACTGATTTAGCAACAATTTCTAAAATTTTAAAAGAAAATGGAAACGCTGGTGAAGTTTCTAAAAAAAGTTTTTACAAAGACGTTATTGATCAAGCACCCACTGGACTTTCAACTTTAAATAAACTTACCGAAAATGCATTTGTTGTTGGCGAAGGTATTCCCAGGGCAGCTCAGTTTGTTTCTGATAAGCTTGGTTTTGACACTAATGTAGGTGAAAATATAAGACTTAATAGAAAAGCAATGCAAGAAGTATACCCTAAAACTTCTAACACATTAAGGTTTGCTGGGGCGGTTGGAACAGCAGTACCAGCAGTAAGTGCTCTTTTGCCAAACGCATTAAGAATGGCTGGCTCGTCTATACTTAAAAGATCAACACTTGGAGCACTAGGTTCTGGCATTGGGTGGGCAGGAGAAGGTGCTTTTCAAGGTGCAATGGAAGACGCTGATTCTTTTGAGCAAAGAAAGAAAAATGCTATTCAGCGCGGAGCTTTGCAAGGTGGTTTTGCAGGTGGTTTTGGAATTTTAGGACCATCATTTGCACATTTTTCAAAACCATTACTAACTAAAATAAGAGATTTTTTCCCAAAATCACAATCATCTTTAGTAAGTAAAACAGAATTAAATAAAGATGCAGCGGAAGTTGTTGATGAAATAGTTTCTAGTTCTGTGGTATCTAATAAAGCTGCTGGTGAACTTAATACTATTGCAGGACTTTCAAGAGAAACAATGGACGTGGCAGACACTATAGCAAATTCTCCTGGACCCGGTAAAAAAATAATAATTGACCAGCTAGAATCAAACGCTAAAAAAGCTGGGGAAAACCTTAACAAAGAATTAAACGTTATTATGGGTAAAGCTGACGGAGGAAAAGCTAGTCAAAAATTAAATATATCGTCTTCTACATCTCAAAACAGAAAAAATTTATATAATGAAGCGTACAAGGTTTCTATACCTTGGAATACAACAGCTTCAAATAACTTAAAGCAATTAATGCAAAAATTAAGTCCAGAAGATATAACGTCATCAAATAAAGTTTCTAAGCTCGAAGGTGTTGCACCAATTAAAATTAAAGAGAACATGAGCGATGAAGCGGTAGTAGCATTAGACGATGGTTGGTATGTATACCAATCCCAAAACAGTGAAGGAATTATGCAAACTAATGCAATATCTAAGCCTACTATGGAGCAACTAGATATGATTACGCGTGATCTATTTGGTAAAAGTAGAGCACTTACAGACAACCCTACTCTAAAAAATAGCTACGCTAATATGTCAGCAGAAATTAGAAAAGAACTTGATAACATTAATCCATCTTACAAATTAGCTAGGAGTTCTGGTAAGGACAACATTGAGCGACAATTAGCAGTAGATTTAGGATCTATGATATTTAAACCTTCGTTAACTTTTGACGATTTTCAACTTGCAATCTCAGGTATGAGTGCAGGGCAACGTGACGCACTAAAGCAAGCTGTTAGAAACAAATTTGATGAAATGGCTAGTAACGTCAAAACCAGGTTAGCAGGGACAGATGCGGAAAGTGCTTTGCAAGCTGCTGAAATAGTTAAAAGCACGTCTTCCGAGTCAATGAGAAAGAAATTAAAACTTGTTCTTGGTGATGCAGATGCAGAAAAAATATTTGCAGCTTTTGAAAAATCAACAAATCCACTGCTGTTAGTTTCTCATATTAAAAAAGGTTCCGCTACTTTTTCAAGAAATGCGTATAATAAAATGATAGGAAACTTAGATCCAACAAATAAAAAGACAATAGTAGACATGGACGCTAGAGGTATTTTAAAAAGAATAGGACAAGCTGGAAGTGAACCAGATTTAACACGCCAAAAAGATGCTCAAATTGCGTTAGCTAAAATGTTGGGAGAGCCACGCACAGTTAAAGGTTTAAATAGCCAGCTTGGGCTGTTAAAATCTTTTGGAGAAAAAGGCAGAAAAGACGCTGAAATTACTGGCGGAATGTCCAGATTGTTAGAGCAAAGTTTTCCAGCAATGGGCAGAGTTGTTGGAGGTAAACAGCGAGAAGACAATAGTTTTATTAATACAAACCCATACGCAGGTTTTCTAAAAGGGTTACTTAACTAAACGCGCTCTAGTTTTTTCTTTTTAGTGGGTACAAGTGCGTCTAACTCAATGATTTTGCTTGCAGCTTCTTCACATATGCGCCTTACAGCACCTGGATTTTGACTACGCCAAGCTATTTTAAGCTCTGCAACTAATTCTTGTGTTTTATCATCCATAATATCTCTCCTAAATATATTTCTGGATAGTGAACGCTTTAGCTCGAATTGTCAATTAAGTGTTGATTGTATGATATTTTTAAAATAGAATATAGGTACATTCGTATTATTTATACATAATGTCCTCCTCCCTACCCACTCAGTGAAAGCTGGGTGGGTTTTTTTATCACATATATAATTATATTAACAAAATGCTTGCTTTAAGCTTGCAATACGTTAAGCGATGTTTTATCTGTAATGCATGGACAAACAAGGGAGAGACATAATGGACAACATTAAGAGAGAAACATTTAAGCGGTTGCTCGATAGCCGTTTACCCAAAGCTCACAAGTCAATTAAATTGTTGGGCAATTTATCTCGAAAAGGTCAATACGAATACACACAACTTGAGGCTCAAGAATTAATTAAAGGGTTGAGAAATGAGGTTAATCAATTGGCCGTAAAATTTAAAGTCACTACAACCCCAGAGCCTATTGCTACAAACATAGCAGAAACAACTATTGAGGGAAATTTAGATAAGAACGATATGAGTAATTTGGCTTGGGCATATGATATGCTCTTGAGAGGGCGTAACGAAGATGCTCACACACTCATTAAGCGTGTATTAAAAAACCACAGAGGGTTGCATAATGCTATTTAACACTGAGGTCAAAGCACCATTGCAATCACGTATCAAGTTAATGATATTGACTTACGATTATATTAGCGAGCGATACACCAATCAAGACAGGGAATTGGTCGTTAAAATCATGGCAGGTTTACTGAGGGAGGTAATGGAAAATGAGGCTAAGTGAATTGAAAGATTGGCTCCAAGTTCAGATTGATCGCCACGCACGCACGTTACAAGAGTCTAACGACAAACGCATTGTGAACGACGCAAAGTCTAAAATGTGGGCGTATAAACGAACATTACTAAGAGCCAAGGGAGGTTATTGAAATGCTTGAATGGATTAAAGATGGCGTTGCAACAGTTTTATTTTTTATAATTTTATATGGGTCATGGTTTTTATTGGGCCATCTCACAGGATTATTGTGATAATGATTAATTTAATGTTGGGAGATTGCTTTGATAAAATCAAAGAAATTAAAACAGATTCAATCGATATGGTGGTTACTTCACCTCCATATAACAGAAAAAGAAATGATAAATATAACAATCATACCGATATTGTTAGCAATTACGTTAAATTTTTAGAGACATCTATTAATGATTGTTTGCGTATTTGTAATGGAAACGTGTTCTACAACATTCAAAAAAACAGTTATAATAAAAAAGATGTACACAAAATTATGGGTATTTTTTCTGAGCAAATAATTGAAGTGTTGATTTGGAGAAAGTCCAATCCTATGCCAAACCCATATTTGATTAATGCATACGAGTACATTTTAGTTTTGTCTAAAAATAACAAATCTCTTAAAGCTAATAAAACATATACTTTAAACCACTTTACAACACCTGTTTACTCATCAAACCCACACAAAAAAATTCATAGAGCCGTCATGCATCCAGAAGCGGCAAGGTTTATTTTGGATAATTTTGGGGGAAAAGGAGACGTTGTGTGCGATCCTTTTATGGGTTTAGGAACAACTGGGGTAGAGAGCGTAAAAGCTGGACTGGGCTTTGTAGGAATAGAAATTAATTCTGATTATTTTAATATAGCAAAGCAACAAATTAAATACTCAATGCCAGATTTATTTTTAGTTACTTAACGCCAACATATTTGTAGGAAGTATTAACTTATGGCGATTAACAAAGAGCGATTAAGCCCAGAGAGAATAAAAATAATTGTATTGGGAATATTGCAAGAGCAATAAAGGAGACGCAAAATGCTAAACTTAAGTAAGGTTCCATCGCCTATCGTGTGTGTTACTTGCGATGGCAAAGGGTGGACGTTAGAGCCTAATCCATTCAACACTGGTGATGTTAGTTGGGAGGAATGTTTTGCGTGTAACGGATTGGGACGCACGCACGCCCAAACAAAAAGGTGGCCACACCTTAGTAACAATGGAGAAGTAAAATGAAAACAATAGATAAGATGGATCTAAAGGATTATTTTGACAAAAAGTTGGAAAATTCTGATGTCAGGCAAATCGGTTGGAGAATACGTGGAGAGGTTTTGGACGGAGTAAAGTTACTCAGCATACGAGATCGCATCCCAATGGCCTCGATTGCCGAAGCTGCAATGCGCGAATACCTAAAAGTAAAGGGCATTAAACTTTCGACAGACGGTGAAACTAATTGATCTGCGGCATTGATCCGGGGTATCGTACTGGCGGAGTCTCTGTTGTGTCCGACGGATTTGCAGAGACCCACGATTTACCAATCTTTACTGAGGGTGGAGTTGATGTCCACGCATTGTTAGACATCCTCACGTCAGTAAAAATCAAACATATTTATATAGAAAAGCAACAGGCAATGCCACGCCAAGGTGTTGTTTCGATGTTTAAATTGGGATTAGCATTTGGCCAGGTTCAAACGTGTGTGGCGTTATCACTGATACCATATACCCTAGTTAGACCCGTTCAGTGGAAAAAATTCTATCATTTACCAAAAGATAAAGACGCTGCACGTCTATTGGCCATACGTAATTACCCTCAATTAGCCAATCAGCTAAAACGTAAAAAAGATGAGCATCGGGCGGAAAGCCTATTAATTGCCAAATATGGGAGTAATCAACGTGATTAAATTGGATATGAGTAACGAAGAATACCACCAATCGGAAGCTATAAGCGCGTCAGCCGTTAAAACGGTTGCACAAAAAAGCTTGGGCCACTGGAAATACGGTGAGATAAAGCAATCTATTGCGATGGAAATTGGAACGGCTACCCACACGCTCGTATTAGAGCCAGATAATAAGAACTTAGTGATATGTGGCCCGGCTACACGTCGTGGCAAGGCGTGGGAAGACGCTAAGATTGAGGCCCACGCAAACGGGGCAGTCGTATTAACAGAGCCAGATTATCAGCACGTTCAGAAAATAGCTGACTCTGTGAGATCAAACACCCAAGTAAAAAATTTACTCAGCGGAGATTTAGTTGTGGAGGCATCCGTGTTTAATACGGACCCAGATCACAAAATAGAGGTGAGGTGTAGGCCAGATGCCTGGCGTAAGGACATTAGTGCCATAATAGACTTAAAGACAACTATTGATGCATCGCCCGAAGGTTTTGGCAAGTCGTGCGCTAATTTTGGATATCACATACAAGAAGCATTTTACCGACGTGTTATGGAGACAGAGGGTTACGAGATCGACCGCTTTATCTTTGTGGCCGTTGAAAAAGTAGCACCATTTGCTACAGGAATTTACGAACTGGATGAAACTTCATTAATAGAAGGTCGCGCAGCCGTAAATTATGCACTGGAAAAGATGGCCAGTGCTAAAATATCAGGCGAATACCCAACTGGATTTGGAGAGCAAACTACACTTCAAATACCCAGGTGGTCGTTCAAATTCACAAAATCATTATAAAAAAGGATACAACAAATGCCAATAGAATTTGGAAATACAGAAAATCAAACATTCTCATATGTCAGAGTCCACGCGCCATCAAATACGTGGACTCTTAAAACTGGCGATGAAGAGACAAAGGTTGACATGTCAAAAGGTATATCGATTGACATAAAAAACGTAAAGTTTGGGTGGCTAAAGATCGACGTTGGAATAAGAGATTGGGTTGAGTGGGAATCAACGTCCAGCCCATCGCCAAAGCCGGCAGACGATTACAAGCAGGGTTTTGAGGTAACGTGCTTTTATAATGGCGTTGAGGCAGTGTTTTCCAACAATACGTTTTGGGGAGGTCAGTTTATTGCCAAACTATACAATCAAGCAGAGAAACACCCAGAGTTTAAAAGTAAAGTCCCAATTGTCAAAGTTAGTGCATCTACACCTATTAAGGTTGGCAAAGGCACGTCGTACGACCTTGGGTTTACCATAAACGACTGGGATACAGACCCCAAATCAAACGCGCAGCCGCCCAAAGAGGCGAAAGCTGTTGAAGCAGAAGTAAGTTTCGACGACTTTAAATAAGCGTATGGCCACCGCTTTAGGGCGGTGGCTTCACTAAATTTGGGGAAGACATTTATGAGTATACAATATTTTACCAAGGTCAAAGAGAATTGCGTTAGCGAAATCGCACTCTCTGCACCAGGTCAGCGTAATGAAATTTTAAACAAAGCCGCATTTTCTATAGGCAGGCACTCACATTTTGAGGGCGTGGACGTAGATGCAGCTCTGTCAGACATATCTACAGCAGCAAAAGCCATTGGCCTAAACGACATTGAGATTAAATCTACCATGGGTAGCGGTTTCTCACGTGGCCTACAAAGCCCAAAGGAGCTTACAGGCTCTGAGCAGGCTCCATATGAAGCCTCCGAGATGACTAAGCTCATACAACGCTTGGTTAAGAAAAATCTAATAGAGAACGACGCTGAAAGCCGCAAAGATAAAATAACAAAAGCGCAGGCGATATGGGATGGCTGCATTGAGATATCGCCAAAAAACAAGGACGCAGTGCGTCCAGCAATTTTATATTTAAATAGTCGAGCGATAAATGCGAGAACGGCTACAAAGTCAGCCAAGTTCAGCCCAAATGTTTACGGAGGCCCGGCATTAATCTTCCCGGCATTAGATATGAACGGCGATATAACGGGCGTTCAGTCGGTATTAATTGACGTTGAGGGCAAGAAACGCACCCACAAAGACGTGTCAAAGTACAGCCGAGGTGTTATTTCTGGCAGCTCAATGCACGCAAAGTTTAATACGGAGCTGCCGTTTATATTAACGGAGGGTCCGGAAGACGCGCTGTCGGTGATGCAAGTGGTTGGCAAAGCAGCGAATGTCGTGTGTACATTTGGCAAAGCTGGGATGTCTACATTTGTAGCACCCCGAAAATCACACATAATTATATGTGCAGATCCAGACTTAAACGTGGAAAAAACGTCTGAAAATTTAAAATATAGCAACGATATAACAATTGCATCGGTTGCATTTGGCAAGCTAGACCCGGAAACTCTGGACGCAAATGATTATTTAATCAAGTTTGGCTCAGATAAGTTAAACGAAGCCATACAAAATGCCGAGCTTATAAAGGTTCCAGACATATCAAACCCAGTTGATCTCAGCGATAGTGACTGGCCAACCGAATACACAATGTTTAACGAAATGCTGCTACCTCGAAGGAGGTGGGTTTACGACAAACATTATCTCAGGAGCTTTGTTTCCGTGCTGGCATCGGCTGGAGGAGTTGGTAAAACGTCACTACAAATAGTGGAGGCACTTGCAATTTGTACCGGGAAAAACCTTCTCGGTGAGGAAGTACACGAGCAATCAAACGTCTGGATCGTTAACCTGGAGGACCCAATTGAGGAAATGCAACGAAAAATATTAGCAGCGATGGGCCACTATAACATAAAGCCAGAAGAAATTAGGGGCAGATTATTCCTCGATGCAGGGCGTGATTTCCAGCTTTCATTCGCAACGCAGACACGCGACGGCGTTATCCCCAACCAAGCTCTAGTTGAGCACCTCATCCAAGAAATACCCCGGAGAGACATTGGATGCGTATTTATTGATCCATTTGTCGGAGCACATTCGGTGTCGGAAAACGATAACGTGGCCATAAATACCGTGCTAACTCAGATAAGAAGTGTGGCAGATGAGACAAGCTGCGCGATTGGATTGGTCCACCACATCAGAAAAGGCAACGGGGAAGAGGCAAATGTAGACTCAGTTCGAGGTGCTGGATCGCTAATAGGAGCCGCACGTGCAGCCAGAGTTATTAATAAAATATCCTCAGAGGAAGCCATGAAATTGGGTGTGCAGGAGGAGGATTCGCTAGGAATATTCCGGTGCGATGACGGAAAAGCAAACCTTGCACCGCCCTCAAACAAAGCCGTATACAGAAAAATGATAGGCTGCAAAATCGCAAATGGGGAATATGTAGGCGTCGCAACGCCTTATAAATTGCCCGATTTATTCGACGGAATCACCACCAGAAACGCTATGGAAGTGCAACAATTAGTCGATACAGCAGCCCAAACTGAGCCATTTAGAGCGTCCTCCCAGGCTAAACATTGGGTCGGTTTAGCGGTCGCAGAAGTGCTAAAATTAGACATAAAAAAGAGGGCAGATAAGAGCCGAATTTCAGCCATATTAAAGCAGTGGATTGATACAAATGTACTCAAAAATGAGCAGTATTTGGATAAGCGTCAGGGCAGAGAAGTGGCAGCTATTTTTGTGGGAGAATGGATAAATGTGTCGGAAGCAGGAGGGTGATAGTGTGATAAATATGTCTCCTTTCTGGGTGAGGAGATTCTCCTCACTTAGCGGAAAATGGTCACTGCTTCCTCACCTCCTCACCCCTTCATAGGGGTGTGGGGGGTGAGGAGGTGAGTAAATGCGATGATTTTGGAAAATTCAAGGTGAGGAAACAATGAGGAGATTTTACATTGGCTAAGAGAAAATACACAGCACAGAAAATAAAAGATCGAAAGACTTTTGATGCGACTGGCGAAGACAGTAAACCTATTCCGGCATCGATCTGGGGACAGCTCGAACCGCTGGATAAAAAGGCACGAGAAAAGATGCTAATTTGGGGCGATACTTTGCCGTCAAATGTGCAGCCAGAATTAGCTGGAATGTTTCGCCAAGCTTACGAGAATTTGGGGGAAGCTGTCGAAGCGGAAGATGTCATCAAAGTTAACAAGATTGCGTTGGAATTAATTAAGGGTTGGGACGTGTTAGAGAGGAACGCAATTAAGAACGGTCACGAGCCATTGCCAAAACATTGTTACGCCATTGAAATTGACGGAGATATAATTTGCGTTGCAATGTCTCAAGCTAAAGAGTTGCGTGAGAAATATCCGACCTGGATAGTTTACGATTGGGAAGACGTGGCAAGAATTATAAAAGCGAGTAACGCTGCACATTTTCTGAAGACAGCAATCGAAAGCTTTCCAGATGCAAAGATTAAAAACATTACGGTAAAAGGTAAGACAGTTTATAATGAAGACGAGATACCATTTTAGGGAGAAACAATGAAACGTAACGATTTACTAACAGAAGCTGGTAAAAAGATTAATGTTGACCGGGCTAATGTTTATGGCGATGCAAAGTTAAACCACACGCGAATTGCACAAGGCTGGAATATTATATTAAACTCAGTTGATGGAGACATTAACGAGGGTCACGTGGTTTTAATGATGGATTGGCTTAAGACATCCAGGTTGCTAGAAACAATTAGCCACGAAGATTCTTGGCAAGATAAGATTGGTTACGCTGCTTTGGGTGGCGAATTTATGATTAAAACAGAAGGAGAAGAATAATGGGTGCAATTATGAGAAAACGAGTTAAGCAATTGGAAACGATTGGCGAGGAAGAAATCTTTGATAGGATCTCAAATGGAATGACAGTTCGTTCTTTCATTTCAGAGATGGGGATGGGATGGCGAGCCTTCTATAAGTGGTTAGATAGCCATGAGGGACGCAGAGGGCGTTACGAGGAGGCTATGCACGCGTCAGCGCATTTCTACGCCAACAGAGCCGTAGACACTGCACAGGCGGCTGATATCGGCTCTGTGAACGTTGCAAGATTACAGGTTGATACGGATAAGTGGATAGCATCGAAGCTATCTCCAGTGTATGACGTGCGTCAAAGGGACGTGAATGTTAACATAAGTGTGCAAGATCTGCACGCTCAAGCTCACGAATTGCTGGCTAATAATGCAGATGTTATCGATGTTGTAGCTGAAGAAGTTAAGCACGAAGTGTTGGAATCTGTTAAGGATAATAGCGATGGTAACGAAGAAAAAGCACATTGATTGACACGACGCGCGCATACGGGAGCAATAGGTCAACATTGCTTACATATTATAAGTCAACAATGCTGACCTATTACTGGGCAAAGTGTCCTATAAATAAACATATTATTGGGGAGAAATTGGCTAAGTCATTGATATTGTTACATAATCACCTTAATAATTTAGTTAACATAATAAGTATTATCGGACAAACGGGTCGATCTAGGTATATATCTATCTTTTATCCCCCCCTTATTTTATTTCGGTGGGGTGTAAATGTGAAGGTCCACAACACGTACCGACGTACCACCCCCCACCCCTTTGAAAATTTTTTTAGGAGAATGTCATGAATGAAAAAAATTATCGCGAGAACCCGTTTGTAAAATTGATGCAGCGTTACATGAATGACCCGGTTCGGTTTGCTCGCGAGGTTGTTGGCGTTGAGCCTGACCCGTGGCAAATTGAATTTTTGGAGGCGGTTGCTAATAAGGACACTAGGCGTATTTCTGTAAGGTCTGGCCACGGTGTTGGCAAGTCGACTGGTGCTGCTATGGCTGCTGTGTGGCATGTTTTGATGCGTAGCCCGTCCAAGACTGTTATTACTGCCCCGACTTCTGCGCAGTTGTTTGACGCGTTATTTGCTGAGATGAAGACGATTGCGAAAAATTTGAAGCCGCCCTTTAGTGAGTTACTGGAGATCAAGTCTGATCGTATTGAGTTGAAGGGTAAGAACGAGAGCACGTTTATTTCGTGTAGGACATCGAGGCAGGAGCAGCCGGAGGCGTTAGCTGGCGTACACTCTGACCATGTTTTATTGATGGCTGACGAGGCGAGTGGTATTCCTGAGTCTGTGTTTGAGGCTGCGTCTGGTTCGATGTCTGGCCACAGTGCAACGACTGTGTTGACGGGAAACCCCACCCGTAACACTGGGTTTTTTTATGACACGCATCACAGATTGAAGGAATTTTGGACCACGATGCATGTTTCGTGCATGGAATCGCCTCGCGTTAGCGATGATTTTATTAACGACATGAAGATTAGGTATGGCGAAGATTCCCCGGCGTATCACGTTAGGGTATTGGGTAATTTTCCGCCATCTGAGGAGGACACGGTTATTCCGGTGAGTTTTGTTGACCACGCGATGCAGAATAAAGTTGAGGTTGCCGAGACTACTACGGCGATTTGGGGTTTGGATGTCGCGCGTAAGGGTGGCGATAGCTCTGTTTTATGTCGGAGGCAGGGTCCGTTGATACATCCTTTGACTGTGTGGAGGGGTTTGGATTTGATGCAGCTTACGGGTGCGGTTAAGGCGGAATATGATTTGGTGTCGCCAAGTCGTCGTCCCGTGGAGATTATTGTTGACAGTAATGGGTTTGGTGCTGGTGTTTTGGATCGGTTGCGCGAGTTGGAGTTGCCTGCGCGTGGTTTGAATGTGTCGGAAGCGTCGTCGAGCAAGCAAACGTATTTGAATTTACGTGCCGAGCTGTGGTTTAAAACGAAAGCGTGGCTTGCCGGGATGGATGTGCAGCTCCCCAATGATGATTTGTTATTTGCGGAGTTAGTCGCGCCGCGTTATTTCTTTACATCGAGTGGCAAGATCCAGGTGGAGTCGAAGGATGCCATGAAACGTCGAAAGATAGCCTCGCCTGAC